CTAGATTTTAAGAATTGTGATATTTGGACAAAAACCTTTTGTACTATTGGCGATAATATAACTAATGCCAAGATTTCATTCAAAAACAGATTAACCGGTGTAGTGAAAAGATTCTATAATTATGAATTCTTTACTGAAGGTTACAGCCTAAAACTTAAAGTACAACAAGTAAATTTTTCTAAAATTAATTTGTTTGAATATCTTAAAACTGTTAATAGTGAGAATTTTAGAGAAAAAGGTATTCCTTTACCTATTACTGAAGTTTCTAAAATTGTTGGTGTCTTTAAAGGTTCATTACCTTTTAAAGTCGATAACCGAGATTATCATGAAGATAATTATGTTAAGAATGCTTTAAAGGATGAAATTATTTATGATTTAAATTTTTTAAATAATAAACAAGTTTATCCTGGGAATTGGAAGTATTCTAAAGAAAACCTTATTGATATGTGTACTCCAAAAGATAAATTTTACAATTGTACTGATTTGATCAATGGTATCTTTTCCCGAGTCGGTATTGATTTTAAATTGCCTTATATCCGTTATTGGAATATTGAGATGGTTAATGGTATTTTGTCTAAAGGTAAGGCTTTTCCTGGGATTTTAACTTGGAAATTATTAGGTAAAACTCGGAAAGCGACTACTGGTTTTTCTAAAGCATTTGCCAAGGAATATTTCTTATATGTTATTAAAAGGTATAAACAGGTTTTTGATATGTCTTTAATGACGGTTGGTGGAAGAGAGAAACGTGTTAAGTCACAAGATAAATTTAAAAGGTTAAAGACTAGAGTTATTCTTATGATGGAAGACGTTCCTACTATTTTAGGCCAAAGTGTAGCTGTTCCCCTTACTAAAGCTTTCCAACGTTTGAACGAAGGTTATAATTTTATTGGTCGATCTTTGGAACAACGTAATTATGTTACTATTATGGATGAATTATCCCGTGATCCAAGAAAAACAATTGTTTTTAATGCTGATTTTTCTGGACATGATAACCATGTTGATGAGCATCAAATTGTTACTGCATTTGGAGTTTTACGTTTATGTTTCCCTGAACAATGGAAGTTTATGGATAAATTGTTTTATTACTTTCTATCTGGGATGTTATGTAAACACATTGTGGTACCAGGTTCTCAGTTTGTTTATCGTGTAACTAAGGGGATAGCCACTGGTAATCCTTTTACTTCGTTGGTTAACACCACGGTAGCGTATATGACTTTCGCTACTGCACTGAATAAAGTTTGTTCGTATGAGGAATTATTAGAAACTCGATTATTTGTCGCTGGTGATGATGTTATCGGTGTTATACCGCTTAGCGTATTAGAAAAACTATCCTTTGAAATATCTAATAATAGTGGTATGAAAATCGATCCTATTATTAATCATTGCGGACCGTTAATATCTAATGATATTAATTATCAACGTAGTTTTCTTAA